GGCGGCGGGATGAATACCCCGTACCTTGTGAGCTTCGCAGATGAAGTGCTTCCCGTCTTCGCTGTAGACCAGCAGGGAAGAAAGATCGCCGATATCGTAACGTACCTGCACAGCATGTGTGCGGCTGTAGAGTTCCGGCGCGTAATACCGTTCCCCAAAGATGCGGATGCCTTCGCGAGAAAGTTTGCGGACTTCTTTAGCCATCATTAGATGACGCAGTTTTGCTTCGTCCACGCCGGAGCCGCGCCCGGCCATAAAAACTTCTGCAGGGCATCTGCCGTTCAGATGGCCACGCTGGGGTCGGTTAATGTATTGGTCCACCCACCTGGCCACGGCAACGTGTGTCTCTTCCATGGTCAATGCCCGGCAACCGGATGCGTCCCACACCTTGCGGTGCAATAGCTCGCCTCGGTTAAGGCGCGGGGGCTTGGATTCAATATCGCGGCCAACATACGAAGGCACCCATTGTTCCAGATCGTGCAGGGTCCCGAAAAATCGCTCCACGGTCTTTGACTGCCCGTGGTAGGGCCATGCAAAAATGGTGTGAACGTTGAGCTCTTGAAACAGCCCCGCAATGCCGGTCTGGCGGAAATCTACCCCGTTGAAGTATTTGGAACGAAAGGCCCGCCCGTTATCCAGATAAGCGATGAGGGGGTATTTGCCGAGGGTGAGCACCGCACGACGAAAGGCGGAGGCGATAGCCTGCGTATTTTCCGTAGGCATAATCTCCCAGCCTACTGGGCAGTTGGAGGCCATGTCATACCAGAGAACAAGTTCCATGCGCTGGGGCTTGCCCGTCCATGGGTTCAACGTCTCAAAGTTCAACACGTGGCCGTCTGCAACGAGGATGTCGCCAACTTCAATAAGGCTGTAATCCCGGTCGATGAAAAACGCGGCTTTGTCGTTCCAGGCTTTTTTGCCCTCGCGGGTGTACACCCATGTACCGAAGTTTGTAGCTTTCCACTGGTCGAGAAAACGGCGCATGGTGCGCTCTGCGGGGACCTCTAACCCCCGAGCTTTCATTGCCGCGGACGCCATGCGTATTGCTCCTGAGATGGAAGGGTGGTTAGGGCGCAGGACGGCCGAAAGTAACAACTCCGCGTGAGATTCCGTCATGGCCATACGTTCTGCATTTGCACCGCCGCGCCGGTCTACCAATGCGGCGGCCGACCCCTCTCGTTGTATTTGAACCTTCCAGCGCTCAATGCTTTTCCAGCTTACCTTGTCGCCGAGGACTTTCAGCAGAGCGGGCCATGCACCGCCCACATAAGCGAGAATGAACTTATCGCGTGCGGCGGATTTTGCTCCATGCGGCGATTTGTCGAGCCAGTCTGTATATAGGGCAACCAGATCGGCGCGGGCCAGCGCTTTGGACTTCTTCGATTCACTGACGGCGGCGGTTGCAAGAGTCAGTTTGGGAGCGCGGTCTAAAGCATCCAGCTGATCTTGTGCGCAGGCTGCAAGCAGCTTGGTACGCGTGGCCTCCGGCATGGATGATATGATCCACTCGTTGCCGCCACCGCGCCCGGCACGAGGGCGGGATTGCCAGCCCTCGCGTTCGGCGCGACGAGTTATCGTCATGACGGTGACGTTGAGGGCGATGGCAAGTTCCTTCGCCGTATATGCGTCTTTCGCCTTGGCCATGATGCCCTCTGTTACTCCCTTACCTGCAGCCGCAGAAAAACTTGCTTTATCATCCAACCTGCATTGCGAATGTCGCGGGGGAAGGTGAACTGAGCCGCTTCGCTCTCCACGCTAACAGTCTTAAATAAATAGTAAAACAGCATCGCGCCGTTCGCCAGGCAGAAGCCTATTGATGTTGCGTCTGATACAGTTTCAAAATCCATCATGCATTCTCCTGCTTCATATCCTCAGGCAAGCTGAGGTACTTTTCGGGACACCCCATATCTCGCAATTTCGCCAGCACTTCACGATCATTACGAGTGCCACGCACTGTTTCCTGTACCTGCTGTGGATACTTCCCGAGCTCCTTGGCAATCCGCAGCATGTTGGTGCCACGCAAGCTGAGAAACTTCCTGATTTCCCAAGGATCGCGGTACCGCCCTGCGGCGCGTCCGGCGTGAGCGTTGACGTTCATTAAATACCTGCCTCCAATTGCTTCTTACGCTTCCGGGCTTCACGCTCTTCAACACAGGCCCGTCCGTAATCTCTCATTGTCTTGTCTTCAGGAGTCATCAACTCCAGCCCCATTGCCGCCAACACGGGCCGCAATGGGGCCGGATCGTTGGTGACCATGCAGAAGGTAAGAACGGCCAAAAGGGTGGGAGGATGTTCCCGATCCGCAGGGTTCAGCCACTTTTCAAGCGTGGCGCTCGTGACGCTCTTGGCGTTCCCGGCGCTCAGCCGGACACCTGCGAATCGGGAAATTTCAGACATCCTGTCGGCAATCATCTCTCGCGAAAGAACCCGCTGCGCACCAGCCACACGATGCATGGCGGCGCGTACCTGTGGCAGCACCCCGGCAAGCAGGGCAGCAGCCTTCTCATCATTCGAGCTATGGAACAGGGAGAGTTGCTCAGCCTTCATCTTACCGTCCGAGGTCGTGGTCGTTGCCGTCCGAAATGAGGCGTTGACCTGGTTCGACGTGCGGCTGTAAAGTGTTGTTGAAATTGTGTGTGTTTTTTACAACCGCCCACGACTGTCTTTTAACCGCATTTTTGCGTCATAGTCAACGCGTTTTTGCGTTAAAGTTTGCTTTTTGCGATTCCGCAAAAAAATGTAATTACTGCAGTAAGATGAGATGTGGTGGGCGTGTTAAAGTAACCGTTAAACTTTGATTTTGGAACTTTAACACCATGAGCGTTGGTAATAGAATAAAGCAGATACGAGGTAGGATGCCTCAAAAAGAGTTCGCTGCCACCCTCGGTATCGCCCAGAACACCCTTGGCGGTTACGAGAGGGATGAGCGTACCCCTAACGCGGAAGTGATAGTCTCTATCGCAAAAGTCTTTAACATCTCATTTGACTGGCTATTGACTGGTGAGGGCTGCAAATACAGAGAACAAAACGCAAAGCTGGTTCAACAGCCTTCACCCGACACAGGAGCCGGACCATGTCAGCGTTGTGCAAAACTGGAAAAGGAGCTTGATGACTTGCGCCAAGACCAGCGCAAGGAAAGGGAGAAAAATGATGCGCTGGTTCAAGCGCTGCTGAAAGAAAGGGATAGGCTTGAAGAGGCAAGTGCTACTGTACTGCGACTGACTCAGGATAACGCTGAGTTGCGCCTTCAGTTGGCTCGGGCCGCGCCGGAACCCGCTGAAGCCAACCGCAGAAGCGCTTAAATGGAAAAGGCGGGGGGAAAATCCTATTTCTGTTCAAGTGAAATAGGGACGCAGGTTTTTGTAAATATTATACTGGCCTGTAACGATTGTAGCAACCTTTTGATAGTTGAGAACATTTCACGACGGGAGGGGCAATGGTTACACTGCTTTCAATAGTTGGGCATATCGCATTTTTTGCCTTTCTAATCGGCATGATACGTCCTCAACTCGTTATTTGGTGGGGGCGCCGCAGCCGTAGGGACGTTTTAGTTCTTTACCTGTCACTCTTTATTGCGTCAGCTGCCGGGGCGAAGCTGTTTGCTGATAGCAGCCATGATGAGGGACAGGAGTATCTCGCCCAATTGCAAAAAGAAGCCGCAGAAGCAAGAAAAGAACGTGGTGAAGCGGTAGCGCCGCCTGCAAGTGTAGTTTCTGCAGAGGCGACCCCTAGTGCGGCCTCTGAAAAAACGTTTGCTCCCGGTAATGCAAAGCAGCAATGGGGAATGATGAATATAACCGCGGGCTCACAAATGGGGCTCGACACATTGTCGCAAGAATTAGGGAGCTTTGAGGAAGTGAAGGTGACAAGGTATAATCCAGCAATCATCAAAGCCTATTACTTCCGTGAGGCTGATATAACGGTGTATCTCAATGTTGGACAGCATGTGATTTCGCACTGGCGGTTAGGCCGAGCCAGCGAATAGATTTTTCTCATTTCGAAAGTACAAAAAGGGTGCAATCCAGAGATTTTTCTCATTTTGGATTTCACCCTTTGTTTTGCCCAGGCGGCCACGCTCCGTCTAAGCGTAACCCCGCACCAGTCCTAGTCTTGGCCTATGTTGGTCCTATGATCGTCCTGCCAAATTTAGGTTTAACGCCGTTTCTCATTCCGGATGTCCCCCTATATTTGCGTAAAGTCGCAAGCCGTGAAAATGCTGTATCTACAGCATGTTAAAAAATGGTTTTCCGCGCTGCTCTGCAAAAATAAAAAACAGTCTGTTTTCTGCTATTTCAACTGGTTACCCTGCATCTGATTTTGCTACCCTGTGCTGGTGATTGGCAAAATCTTGCAAAAACTTGCACAGAGTGCAAAACGTCATCCCCCGCGCAAAGGCTTGGTGGGCGCTGTTTTGCGGGCGTTTGCAAAGCCATTTTGATTGCACAAAAGCGATAGAAAAAGCGCGAAGGTTTGGTGCGGAGGAGTGATTTTTTTTTGAGGGGGAGCGTGTTTTTTTGCGGACGGCGGCGGGTATGGTGTGCGTGGTGATGAATCGGGGGGGGCTGCTTGGAAAGGTTGCAGCAGCAGGGACTTTACGCAAAATGCGGAAAGGGCCGGAGTGTTCTCCGGCCCTTTTTTTGTGCGGTGGTACCAATTGCAAGTTTTTGCAATGGGCTTGTTGCCTGCGGGTGCTCTTAGGTGCCTGCGTGAGACGGGCTTGTTGCAGGGTTGCTTATGTCGTGGCCATGGCTAGTTGCTGGGTGTTGTTGCCGCAGCCGCACCTTATGTAGGCGGCTTTGGCGCTGTTGCGCTAGTCTGCCGTTGTTTTGCACGTGGTGGCCTGTGTGTGGATGGCGGCGTACGCCGGTGCGGCATCTGGTATGTGGAGGTCCTCTTCCTGATGTGAATGTGTGTCTTCTTCCGGCAGGGCTTCTGCAAATTCCAGCAGTTCTTCAGACCAGCTGGCGCAGTCTTCCACTTCGTTGCCTATCAGGCACATGAGCGGGGCCAGCGGGTTGTCTTCCAGCTTCATCAGGTTGGAGAGGGCGCGCAGCGAGGCTGCTACATTATATAAGCGTGTGGGGACGTCTTCGCCTGCGGTCAGGTATTGGCAGTTGGTGCTCATGCGGCACCCCCTGATTGCAGATCTGCTGCAACGGTGGTGATGGTGTCGATAACGCCGGAGAGCAGGTTGTCAAAAAGGGGATCGGGGCAGCCGCGTTGTCTGCCCATGTTCAGATAGTCAGCAGCGGCAATGAGCGCCTGTGCGTGTGTTGTGGTGTCTGCCGAATGCTGCGGCTGTGCGGCAGGGCCGGAGAGTGGGCAAGCGGGGCCGTAGATGCGGCGGTCGCTTTCGGGGTGGGTACGCAGTGCCATAGGGCACCTCCTCTGGTGTAAATGTTGAATGGGGCCCTTTCTGAAAATAGAAAAAGGCCGGGAGCTTCAACACCGTCACCAGAACGGCCCATAAACTTTCCCCCGAAGGGTGTTGTATGGCTTACGGACTCCCGACCAAAAATGGCACGGATAAGCATTCACTGAATATGGCTGTCGCACTGGCCTGCCGTATACAGGACGCAAAAAAACCACTTCTTACGGGAGCGGAAGCCGCTGGTGAAACAATGGCGTGTTGAAGCGCCAGAAAAATATTGGCGTAAGTTGGGTGGGAAGTCAATAAGGCGTTTGTCTCATTAATGAGGCTATGTGGGGGTGTTTGAGTTGCTCTATTGAAGGAAATAGTGGGCTCTGGGTCGATAGAAAAAGGCCGGGAGCTCGTAACCGTCCACAGAACGGCGGAAGGATTTCCCCTTGCGGGTATTGTATGACCTTCCACTCCCGACCAAAAATGGCACGGATAGGCGTTTACTGAATATGGCTGTGGTACTGGTCTGCCGTATACAGGACGCAAAAGTGTCTCTATGCATGCGCAAGTATGAATTAAGTAAAACGTATTAATGTTCTTGTTCGGAGGGTGCTGGAGGTTGGGCCGAGACAGAAGTTGATGGCATTGCTGATGATTCTGCCGTTTCGTTTGTTTGAGTTTCTTGGTTATGCCTTTTTTCGACAAGTTGCTGAGTCTCGTGGATGAAGCGTTGTGCAAGATAAGAATTGAAAGCCATGACGCTTGCTGGGCCAAATTTTAATGTGAGTTCCTTGGTAAGACCGCTGTAATCTTCTATTGATGTGGGAAATTTTAGCACCCCCATAATTTCTGAGCCAGATATCAAAAGAAGTCGTCCATCTGAGGATTCGACAATGTGGAACTCCTGAGACTTCATTAAATTTTTAGGGGGGCGGAAATGAGCAATATTAAGAATTTTTTGGATCGATTTTGCTTTTGCAATGACTTGGTGAGTGCCTGTAATATCTACTTGGATATCTACACCTCGTTTTGACAGCTCTTTTGTGATTGCAGTAAATACTGTTATAAAAAACTCAGTATCACTAATTACTATTTCTGTAAGTTTCTTAATGTTCTCTATTAATTCACTGTGAATGCTATTTAGTTTTTTCTCATCAGGGGTATCTATTTTATCTATCAGAGCATTCAAGTTATCCATGTCTGAATAAATTCTGATGAGTTTTTCTTCAAGAATTAATATGTTTTGAATTGACTCTATATCAATTTTGTCTATTGAGCATAATAGCTTTTTGTCAATTCTTTCTAATGTTCCAATGTTGTGATTAAATTTTCTAATATGGAATTTGTCAGCTTTAATAGCGTTGTCAACAATCGTACAAAACATATTTATACTAGAATCAAATTGTTCCCTAAGTAAAAAAAGCGACGCACTCAATGCTAGCTTTGATTTTGATTCAGTATCCTTTTTTGTCTGATATAAATATATAAAAAAGGCAGAAAGGAATGGTGCAGAATAATAGACGAGGTCAGCAACAAATTTTAATGCCTCATATGATTCAATAAAGTTTTTTATTTTGACGAAATTAAGAAAAACTAAGGTGATAATGATCCCTAGTACGATGCTACCTGTTGTTCGATTTAGGAAAGATTTAAGCATTGCGCCCCCACTTACTGATGAAGATCTAACTATTTGCTATGATAACAAGTAACGCTGTGGGGGCGCAATGTCTTTTGGTTGCGGGAAGAGCAGCGTGCAGTGGGAAGATCTTCTTTTTAGTATGTTAGTCTTAAAAAACTTAGTAGGTTACGGGTAAAGCCTCTTTTAAATGAACTGTGGTTCCAGTTCCGAGAAATAGCAATGCAACTATACGGGCTGTAAGGCTTAGCGAACAGCGGGAAGGTGGCAGCCTTCCCGCCTTATATTTTACCCCACAACCCCCTCAATCCTGCCTTTATGTGTGCCCAGTCGTGCGGCGTGAGCTGCCACGGTTGGGCCTTCTACTATCTTGGGCGTTGCCGGATGGGTGTGCACGGCCAGCACGTCCAGCGCGGCTTTGATTTCGTGCAGGCAGGCCAGCAGCTCTGTAAACAGGTTTGTGCCGTCGCCTTTGCTTGATGTCAGCGTCAGCGCGCCTGCTGCCTGCAGGGTGATGTTGGCGGCCTCGATGCGCTTGTCGCCGCTGGCTGTTTCCGTGCTTGCGCCCTGTACTATGGTGGTATCGTCCGCGCCTATCTGTGTTTGCCGTTTGCCTGCAATGGTCGTCTGCTGGCTGGCGGCCTGTACTGCGCGTGCTCCCTGCACTGTGGTGGTCTGTGTATACTGGGGGATGCCCTGCAGCATGTCGTTAACGGCAATATCAAGGTTGGCCCAGTCGCCACCGGCACCAATGCGCAGTTCGTTTGCGGTGTTGCCCTGCGAAAGAATATTGGCGGGCAGGTTGTCACGCATGTACTGCAGCCAGCCTTTGTTCACGTCCTGCAGCAGGGGGTTGGTCTGCATGTCGGTATCGGCGGCGGCGCTGGTGCCGTACCAGCCGATTATTTCCATGTCGTTTGCCATGCGCTGCTGCACATAGCGGGCATACCGTTCTGCAAAGTCAGGAAACTTGGCCCACACATCAATAAGACGGTAGGGCATGGAAACGTCCGCGTTGGTCTGGTGCAGTTCGTACCCGCGTGCTTCAAGGCCCATGACGTTGCGGGGCTGACGTTCTTTGCCCGGCTGGCTGGTGTCTGTGCGGCTGGTTACGGGCGATGCGGCAAAGCCCAGAATGTTCTGGCCCTTCAGTTCGTCCACGGGCAGCATGTTGATTTTAGACAAAAAGGTGGACTGCTCCACAATTTTGTCCTGCAGCTTTTGCGCGATGGAGGGCGTGACGGAAAAACTGTGCTGCACGTCCTGCACGCCGTATGTGCTGGCAAAGCGGGCCAGCATGGCATTAAAAAGTTGTCTGGTGCTCTGTTGCAAGGTCTGGCTCCTGTGGCCCTAGTACAGGGCGGTGTTGTCGCCTGCGGGGCCGTGGCTGTCGGGTACTGCGGTGGCGGGGCGTGCGCTGGAAAGGCGCGTGGCAATGTCGCTTACCTGCTGGCTCAGTTTTTCAATGCTGGTGGCCAGTGCGGTGTAGCTGTCGGCATCTGCCTGCGCGGCAGGCTGTGCTGTTTCTGCGGGCTGTTCTGCAGGGGCGGTGCCGCTGGCAGCTTCGGGCCGGGCGGCGTTGGAAAACTGTTCCGTCAGCTTGCCCAGTGTTTCTGTCAGGCTGTCCAGCTTGCCGGACAGGGCGTCGAATTGCTCTTTCTCCATGGGGTCCTCTTGGTGTTGCGGTGCCTGTGCGGGGTCTTTTTCCGGCTGCTGGTTGAACAGCTTGTCTGCAAAGCGGCGGAACCAGCCCGGCATGGTTTCTTCCGGCTCAAGGCCGGTAAATTCTGTACCTGCGTAAAAGCGGCTGTGCGGGGAATGGCGGCGCGCGCTGAACTTCAGCTCGTCCGTACCCAGTGATGCGGGCGAATCGGTAATGCCAAGCCCCACCAGATACGCCTTGCCGGAATCGGCAAAGTTGCCGTCCAGTTCCATGGAAAAGAACAGGCGCTGGCTGTACTGGTTGTCGCGCAGGTAGCTGGCGTTGGGTTCCAGGCGGGCATACAGGCTGACCACGCCTTTTTCGGTGTGTTCTGCCTTCAGCTCCAGCACCTTGCCGTAGTTCATAAAGCGGAAGTGATCAGGCCAGATCATGGCGGTGTAGGTGGCGGGGTCGTAATTTTCCGCCGCATCCAGCAGCCATTGCGGCTCTATGATGCGCCCGTCCACCGTGGGGCCGGACTGGCCTATTTTGATAAAGTCGGTCTTCAGCTTGCTCATGCGTCCATGTAGACGCATTGCAAGGGCAAGAGCAAAGAAATACGGTCCGATATGCTGTATATCGGATGGGTTACAGGCGAGAAGGTGAAATAAGCATGCTATTGCCACTGCATGAGCAGCGGCAACAATTCACAAAAGACAGAAGCAGCACGCAACCAGCGTACATACCCTGATGAAATACGAACAGCGGCACGGGGCATGTATGTGCGCCGTTATACAGTTGCAGAAATTGCAGACACACTGTCAATACCAAAGCGGACCATATACCACTGGATAGCAGCGGAAGAATGGGACGCCCTGCTGAAACATGAATCCACAGAAGACGCCATAGCCCGCAGGCTGGCGCTGCTGGTAAGCCGCGACAATAAAACCCCGCGTGAAATTAAAGAACTGGATACGCTGGTCGGCTCTCTGGAGCGGCTGCAGAAGCTGCGCATACAGGAAGCCACCCTGCGCAGAAAAATGCTGGCGGGTGAAGCTGTAACGCCGCAGGAAGGTGAACCGCCCGTGGCGGATGCGGCAGGCCAGCCCCGCAAAAAGGCCCGCACCCGCAAGGTGAAAAACGATGTTTCCGGCCTTACCCCGTCGCTGTTTCAGGAAAAGTTCCATGTGCGTTTTTTTGACTACCAGCGCAGGTGGCGCAGCTTTCTGGAATATCGCAACCGCATGTTGCTTAAGTCGCGCCAGATAGGCGCCACGTGGTACTTTGCGCAGGAGGCCTTTGAAAACGCCTGCCTGACGGGTGACAACCAGATATTTTTATCCGCCACCAAGGCGCAGTCGCAGGTGTTCCGCAACTATATAGTACAGCTATGCGGCGAAGCCTTTGACATCACCCTGCAGGGCAATCCGCTTATATTGCATACCGCCCGCGGTGCGGCAGAACTGCATTTTCTTTCCAACAACTCAAAGAGCGCCCAGAGCTACCACGGGCATGTTTACATTGATGAATTTTTCTGGATTACCAAGTTCAGTGAACTGTTCAAGGTAGCCACAGGCATGGCCGCCCATAAAAAATGGCGGCGCACGCTTTTCTCCACGCCTTCCGCCATCACGCATGAGGCATACCCCCTGTGGACCGGCGATAACTTTCAAAAGCGGTTTGCCAAGCGCAAACCGTGGCCGGATGCCGCAGCTCTTGCCGCCGGAGTCATGTGTCCGGACACATATTTTCGCAACGTAATAACCTTGGCGCAGGCGCAAAAAGGCGGGTGTGACCTTTTTGATGTGAAGCAGCTGAAGCTGGAATACACCCCGCAGGAGTTCCGCCAGCTTTTCGGGTGCGAGTTCATAGACGACACGCAGGCCGTTTTTACGCTGGCAGGGCTGGAAGCCTGCATGGCAGATCCGGAAGACTGGCCCGACGTGCAAAAGGGCAGCACGCACCCCGTGGGCAATGCTCCGGTATGGGGCGGCTATGACCCCAGCCGCAAGCGCGATGATGCTTCGTTCGTCATTCTGCTGCCGCCGCTTAAGGCGGGTGGGCCCATCCGCATGGTGGAGCGGCACAAGTGGGTGGATAAATCGTACCTGTGGCAGGCAGAGCGCATCAGAGAGCTGACGCAAAAGTACAACTTCGCCCATCTGGGTATCGATACCACCGGCCCCGGCATAGGCGTGTACGAGCAGGTCAAAAACTTCTGCCCTGTGGCTGTGCCCATCAACTATGCCGTGCAGTCCAAGGCCATGCTGGTGCTTAAAGTCATGGAAGTGGTGGAGCAAAAGCGCCTGCAATGGGACGCGGCGGAAACCGACATCGCCCACGCCTTTTTAACCATTCGCCAGACAACCACAGATAACGGCCAGATAACCTATGCCGCCAGCCGTAGTGCGACCACAGGCCACGCAGACGTGGCATGGGCCACCATGCACGCCCTTGCGGCAGAGCCGCTGGCCCGCCCCACAGGCCACAACAGTTGTACCGTGGTTATCAGCCGATAAAACAGAACCCGTCATCAGGAAACTTCAATGGCAAAAAAGCATAGAAAAACAGCGGCAAAAGCAGGCAGCAGCAACGTGCAGGCGTTTACCTTCGGCGATCCGGAGCCGGTACTTTCCGGCGCGGTGTATGATGCGCTGGGGGTGTGGCTGCTGGATAACGGCAAATACTATTCGCCGCCGGTACCGCTGGCCGGTCTGGCGCGGCTGCTGCGTGCAAACGCCTATCACGGGCCCATACTGGAGTTTAAAACCAACGTGACTCTGCGCGGGTTCAAGGCTTCGCCTGTGCTGCCGCGCCGCGTTATGCACGCCATGACAACGGACTATATGGTGTTTGCCAACGCCTATCTGCAAAAGGTTGTTAACTGGTATACCATTTCCCCCAGCGCGCTGGACTTGCACGAACAAACAAGAGCGGCCCTGAAACAATGTTCAGGGCCGCATCAGGTACAGTTGTTGTTGGGGTAAGAGCCTCTATTTTTCAGCTAGATAACTCCGTTTTCCCGGAATTACTCCCCGAACGCCGCCTGTAGGCTCTTCGCAGTCACCCTTTCTGCGTGGAATAAGGTGGATATGCGCGTGGAAAATAGTTTGGCCAGCATCAAAACCGTTATTTACGCCTATATTGAAGCCTGTAACGGATGAATCTTCTTGCTGGATGTTCTCTTTCAGCCGTTGCAGCAAAATATCTGCATCGGCTTTTTCTTGTGCTGTCAGGCTGAAGTAGTCTGGCGTGTGTCGCTTAGGAATGATGAGACGATGCCCCTGTGTGACGGGGTATTTGTCTTGAAGCACAACACAAGTGCCGTATTCATCCTCTACGTTGCCATTGGCGGCAAGTGTGCAAAAAATGCAAGAGCTGTTATTTGACAAACTCAAACCCCATAGATTCAAGGTCAGCAACTATGGCGTGCAGATCTTCGTTGCTACTGTTTACCTCTGGTACAAAAAGGCGCGTGTGGCCATCGTCCAGAAGTGCGTAAAGAGTCTGTAAAAAATGTGCCTTAAGCTCTGGAGACTCTAGCCACGTGTCAAGGGTGCCCCAGTGCGCTTGCATTGCCCCATTTTTATTGGGCTTCTTACCCCATAAATGGATAGAGGCAATGTTGTGCCTGCATTCGGCCAGTGGCTGCAGCACCTTGTCAATGTCCTGTCTTGTACGTGGCTTTGGCCCGAAGTGGGCGGAAAACAGCTGTGGAACATCCAGGCAAAGGCGCAATTTTAAACTTTTGCGGTCAATAATTTTTGAAAGGGCGATTACGTCATCCCGTTTGCTCAGTGCAAAGCGCCCCCCGCTATAACGCGTGCCGTGCCGGTTTTCGATGACAATGCGTAAAGGGGAAAAGTGAGCGCTTAATTCTGCTTCGAAAGAAGCATAGATTGCCGCAAAGTCTTCCAGCGTGGGGCAATAGTCCGTAAAGGGCGGATGAATTTCAACTATGGTTGGAGCAGGGTGGCCTGCGCACAGTCGAATGATGTATTCGCAAAACTCGGTAGCCCATTGCGGACCATGCCAAAGGCGGGGAATGCCGGATTTATGACTTTGTCTTATCGTCGCCAGACCTTCCAGCGCTGGTTGTGAAAACTCTCTTGTGCCTGCCGAGTACTCGGTGTGCAAACAATATGCTTCTGCGGGCCGTAATTGTTTAACATCAAAGTGGGCGGCAAGCTCTGCAATGGCAGGCTTGATATGGGATGGATAACGCTTTGTGTGATATTGGACAGGGATAAGTTTTGGCATATGTAACTCTTGCTATGGCAAATGAATACAAAATATTACGTTGGGTATGGTCAAGAGTCAACGGGCGGTAAATATGCCCTTTGGACTTGCACGAACAAACAAGAGCGGCCCTGAAACAATGTTCAGGGCCGCAGCAGGTACAGTTGTTGTTGGGGTGAAGATATTGTTTTCTGCTGGCCAACTAAATGTTTTTTTATGCTGGTGTTGCGCAAACTGAGTTGTCTTGATAACGGATTTCAAAATTGGAATACCGTATTGGAGGTAGCTATGTGGAAGGTTTTTATCGTTGCCGTTGTGTTGGCTCTGGCTCTGCCTGTCGTGTGCATGGCAGATCAGAAGCAGCCTGAAAAACAGGCTGAGCTGCAGCAATTGCCCGAGTATGAAAATTGCCCGAGGCCGGAAAAAGACGCCCCCCGGCCGAACAAGCAAAAAGCCCGTGCTGCCATTATGCTGGATGTTATACAAAAACATCCGGAAAAAGCTTTGGATATTATGGAACTGTTGATGGAGCGCAAGATGAGTGTCGGCTTGCGCGAGGGCATTACTACGACTTGTGCAGACTACATTATTTTTATTAGGGGTAATGAAAAATTTGATCCGCCCTTTTTAGCTACAGGGCGGATCTTTGGCGACTTTAAGTAGCCATGCTGTTAAATTTTTGAGCAGGAGACATCAATAGCATCCACGGCGCAGACGGTAATGCACTCCATGCAGCAGTTGCAGTTGGGAATGTTAGCAGTAACTACTTTTTTGCCTAGAAATTTGAATACACCCCGTTTGCATGCGATTACGCATGCACCGCAATTTGTGCACTCCCAAGGGTTTATGTAAATTCCAAAACAACTTGGCATGCTATTCTCCTTTGTTAAATGTGCCAAAATTTAGATCGGTGTAAACGTGGTGTGGTGTAAATATCTCTGCATCCGTTTTTGCTAGGAACGTACAATAGCAAAGCGCCCGCATTACATTCCAGTGATGCGGGCGCTTTTTGTGTCGGGTAAAGGTTGTTATTGCAGCAAAGGGAGTCGTTGCAAGGGGAATACTTAATCTTTTATCAACGCCAGCAAAGAGCTTTTGTAGGGGGCTGTGCCCTGTCGGTACACCTCAGGGAACCTGTCTGTAATCCTTGCCACTTCAAACAGGCTAGGACTAAGCCAGAGTAATAGCTGCATTATTGACGAGTATCTTTTTCGTAAGATGTCCAGCCTTTTCCAGATGGGTTCATGATGAAAGACTCGATTTCTAAACTTGCGAATTTCGTTCAGTTCGGTGGCTAAATAGCCCCTGTCTCGGTATGGTTTTACAACGTTACCAAACGCGCCGTTCAGCAATACAGGGACAAGGCTGGCCGCATATGACTTGTTGAAGAGTGCTGTCCAAAAGCCAAATTCCAGTTCTGCTACAATTTTCCCTGCTCGCTTATGGTCTTCTGGCTGCAGCTTTCCGCGAGCCTTGGCAACTTGTCCGGTCTGGTATTTTGTCAGGCAGTTGCCATCAAACCAGAGGGCGCTTCCGTAATGCGAAGCTAAGGTTTGATGCATCGCGTTACGCAAGGCAATTTCCAGGTGCTGTAAAGGCGTATAAAGAGCCGCCCCTAGTTCGGCGTTCCACATGTACCGGAGTAGTGCGTCAAAATGTGTCTCGCCAGAATAGCGGTAAGCGCCTAAGCGTTCTTCTGAAAGTGATTCAGCTACCAATTGCGTAAAAAGCCCTTGCATGTCGTGAATCCTGTGTATATATATGTCTTGCAGAGCTTGGGAGAAGACCCCTCTTGGATTTATGCCAATGAAGTCCCCAAGCCATTGAAATCAAACCCCGCATTAGCGGGGTTTTTCTTTTTTATCAATGTAAACAACATGCCCCCGTCACAGGAATTGTGGCGGGGGCGTTTTGTTTATGTTCGATTGCTTGCAGGCAGCTGTTCCTGCCTTTCCAGCGTGTCACCGCAGGTATGCAGGTCTGTGGCCAGCAGGGATAGCAGCAGCGAAAGGCCACCCATGGTTTCGGGTAGGTTGGCGGCCAGCGTGCGCAGGGCTTCGGCGTGTCGGTAGATGCGTTCTATAGGGTCACTGTATGACATGAGGCGTCTCCTCTTGTGGCAGGGCGGCCTGCATGCGCTCTACATCCCCCGCTAGCCAATGCAACTGTCGGCTTAGCACGTCCAGATTTATCATATGCAGTTTGTTCTGGTGCAGGGCCAGCTTCAGCATACGTCTGGTAGTGCTTATCTGTCCGGCCAGATCGGCCAGATCATCTGTCAGCCGCGCTAATCCGGCTATTACGTCCACGGCGTCTTTATAGATTGGGTTCTGATGGTTGGCACTCATGCTATGGCCTCCGCAAAAGATGAGTGTGTGTTAACGCGGTGTGGCGTAATGGCTGGATGTGTATTGGCGCATACCGCAAAGCCGATACCAGAGCCAGATGTCTGCCACAGAAAAATGGCAAAGAATGAAAAGAGGTTTGCAGCATTCATGATGCCGCCCCCGTTTGCAGATCTGCGGCAACGGCGATGATGGTGTCAATAACACCGCATAACAGATTGTCGAAAAGGGGATCGGGGCAGCCGCGCTGCCTGCCGATGTTCAGGTAATCGGCAGCGGCAATGAGCGCCTGTGCATGAGGCATGGTGGAAGGCTGGGCCGCAGAATGCGCGGCAAGGCCGACCATAGAAGCTGGGCAAGCGGAAACAGCAACGCAGTGCTGGCTGCCGCTTTCGGGGTGGGTACGCAGTGCCATAAGGCATCTCCTAGTGATTGTTCAATTGGCAGGCTCGATTATGAGGACTGCCGGGAGCTGAACACCGCACTAGGTCGGCGGGCGTATTTCCCTTGCGGGTATTGTATTAGCCGCACTCCCGGCAGCAAAGTTCGTGGAATGTTTTGGATGCACCTTTGGTAATGACGAAAGCACGGTTCCGCAAGGGTGCAGGTGCACCAAAAGGACCAGCTTTCCCCTTTCAAAGGGCATAAAAAAGCCACGGCTGACGGGCGTGATAGCCGCCTAGTGTTATTGTAGGTGTGTTCAGCACCTAAGGATAAATTGACCTATATGGGGTTGGTGTGTCAAGGGGCCACTGCTCTTGCATAGTCTAAATACTCTTGCTGTGGAGTCCTAACCTCACTCCATCGATTACGTTGGTACGCAGTTAGTCCTGTAGGACATTCTCTTTGTAAACAATATGTAAGGGTTAGTCTGTTTTTTGCTCTTGATACCCCAACAAAGTAAGTACACAAGTTTTCATTTCTATTGTCGCCCCAGAACGTTTCTTCTTCAATTGATTGTATTATAACTGCTTCGAATTCAAGGCCTTTAGCTTTGTGTATAGTGAGCAGTCTTACTGCAGCGATTTCTCCTCCAGCACGGAGCGTGTCAATAAAGCTATAACCATTTATGAGAGAACTTCGTATAACATCCTGAGTTTGGGTGATGATTTCTTGAAGGCGAGCCTCTTTTTGGTACTCATGTGAGAGCATAGCTAGACGCGAATTTGTTAACGTGCTGAGTAACTCGTTTACTAGCTGCCATTTAGTATCAAAATTCATATAGTTTTCAGGTGATAACTTGATGCGCTCGGTGTTTTTATTGATTAGCGCCTTGATGACACTTGATAACTGCTTTGACTCATCGCTATTTTCTAGTGTGTTGAGCATACTAGAAAAACGCGTCCATGCTTGTGGTTCCCTTTCACCAAACAATATCAGAAGGTAATCAATGATGATAATGCACACGGGTTGCTGCATAAGGTCCTGTGTTGCATATTCTTCACGAAATGGAATGTTATTTTCGACAAGCTTGGTAATTACTTTCTGCAGAAATTGCCGTGGTTGATTGCGAACAAGTATAGCGATTTCGCTAATTGGTATCCCTTCATCGATCCACTTTTGGATTTGGTCTCGAATGAAGCTCGCTTCCGCGTCGCAGTTTGGACACTCAACTATTGCAATCTCCCCATCGTCACTTTCTTCCTCTAACTCTCTGGCAGCTTCTGGCTCAAGTGAACGTACTATTTCGTTTTGCATTCTTTGGAGACGCATTTGCGATCTATAGTTGAAGTATAGTCTTGTTACAGTAGTATTAAAATCATGATGGAAATGGTTAAAGACACCTTCAAGAGCATTTGCCCATCCCATGATTCTTTGTTTGATATCGCCTACGGCAATAATACGAGCATTACTTGTTGAAAAGGCAAGCTTTAGAAGATGATATTGCCTGTCTGTGCAGTCTTGAAATTCATCTAAAAAAATATCTGTATATGTGGCTTGTAATGCTTTTATAGCATAACTACAGTTTTCTAAAATAGAAATTGCAAGAGGCAAAAAGTCATCATAAGTAATTTGCTTGTTTGTTACTCTAACATCACCGATGGTATAATCAGGGTCAAGAGCATCAAGTCCTGTTAGTGCGGGACGGAATTTGTCAATTAGCATTAAAGAAAAAGCATGGAATGTATAACTGTCGAAACGCCTCGCAAGCTGAAGTCCACTTCTTTTTTTTACCCGATCCTTTAAATTTTTACTCGCATCAGCTTTAAAAGAAATTGCCAAGATGCGTCTAGGATAGGGCGTTGTTCCTGTGCGAAGCAGAAAATCTGCCCTTTGAGCGAGGACTTCTGTTTTTCCTGCCCCAGGTCCTGCTGTGACAAGTAAATTCCGATCTGAAAAAGTGGCAGCGTTATGTGCATTAGGCTCTAATTGTTCTATGCCAATGGGGCGCCATTCTTCTGGTTTAATCACTCTGGGATCCCCCCTAATAGTGATTGTACTTTTGCTATTAATATTTCCAGAGCCTCGGGCATGTGTGTTGCTAGCTCTTCATCTGTGAGCTTGGCTAAAGCCTGTAGATGGGCAGCGGGCTTGCTCCCCAGCTTGAAGAGCTTGTGATATTGAGCAAACAGTGCTTTTTGTGACGTAGAATATTGCTCCAAGCAGGAGTACCTCTTGCCCAAAACTGATTTTATTGTAGTTTGACTTGGTTCTTCCAAACCCTCTATGTTTTCTATTCCATAAGCTGAAGAGAATTGTTCAAGCATTAAAAAGTCAAGGTCTAAGGGTGTGGAGTAGAAAATGTTTGAACGTGTAAAACATGTGAGAAGGCCATCTTGTGGATTTTTTGATACACAATCCAGAATGTGAAAATATTTTTCTTGCCAAGCCTCGGTGGCATCTCTAGGGACTGCTTGGCAAAGATAAGACTCTGGACTGTACTCTTCCATTTTATCATACGCATAGTGAAGCCTTCCCCATCCCCCTTGGTAGCGTCCAACATCTAAGTCAAGCAATGTGACAAATGGAATTTCTAACCCCGTCAGCAGCCGCCAAAAATGATTTACGTGACGGCCCCCTAATGGTGCGATTACAACTCCTGCGTGGTCTACTGGCATTCCTTTTGCCTGAAATAGCTTTGGAAGAACTATAAGTTCACTGTCTCCTTCGCCAAGAACCACAAGCCTTGCAAAGAATACCTCTGGGTAAGCCATTACTGCTTGTCTCACAAACTTGTGAGCTTCGTCTGTGTTAGGCGGTAAAGTTACTGTTTTAACAGTAGCTGTTCGCTCAGGGCTTAAACGAAGGTACCGTATTTGTTCAGGCGTAATGCGTTTTAAAATGGATGGTGCATGCGTTGCTATGATTGACTGGGAGGTGTCTTGTTTCCCTAAAGAATGAAGGGCGTTAATAATTCTACCGAGGTAGTGAGGTGCTAAGCTGTTTTCAGGTTCCTCCACAGCGAGGATGGTAAAAACTGCGGGGTGTAGCTTGTCTGTATTGACGTTTGTAACTTGTTGAGAAAGTGCGGCTTGTCCAAAGTTATGTGCTGCAAGGACAAGAGCAATATACAGAAGTGATTTTTGCCCGTCACTAAGACGTGAAAATGGTATACTGGCTTGCCCATGGGCTGGGCTGAAGTGGATGTTTATGTGGCGTAAAAAAGATTCAATATCGTTAGATCCAAAGCTAAGTTGGGGATCTTTAAAAAAATTCCCTCGGTGGACAGCTTGCCAGTAACGCTCAAGAGTCTGATTAAAACAAGAAATAGTTGTGTTTTCTGCAAGACAACCTGCGGCACTGCACGCGAGGTCATTAACATTTTGCTGCTGCCCGTCCCATCTGGTTGCACGAAGGATTCTTCCAAGTAGTGTATTTATTCCATAAGCGATATGAGATGCAGGATCTCGTCGAGCAGGAAGGTAATGTAGTTGGATGTCATTTCTATCAAGTTTGCTTACTGGAAATTTTTCATAGCTACTATCGTTTATTACTCTTGTAACATACGATAAGTTAGCTTCAATCTCTCCCAGTTGGTTGATCTCTGCTTCAAGCCTGTAACGTACTGTCGGAGGCAGATCGGGGGCTTCGAGTCGCATATGCCTGAATTGTGATGCTATTGGGTTTTCAGAAAACAAATCATCCAATTCAAGTTCATGAAATCTAAAATCCGCCTCTATCCAAAATTGGTTATTAGATTCATCTAAGTTTTCACTATTGGATACATGGAAATCTGATTTTTGGATTTTTCTGAGGGCTGGATCAAAAGCAAACATTCTGCTTAAAGCTTGGAGCACAGCAGTTTTGCCAGCACCATTAGGGCCAATCAGTGCAGTCACTTTTTCAAAAGAAACTGTGGTTGGCGCTGGACCAAAGCACTGAAAGTTTGAAATACGAAGGCATTCGAGTTTCATTCTGTCCCCCTGTATTGGTTGCTGCGTAGTTAATACTAGGTTTTTTTATCCTGCTGCTGCGAGTACTCATACCTCTCTCTTTCAGTGAGAGCAATAGTTAAACAATTGATAGCTGTTGGATGTATAGAGTGATTTTTAAAAGCCCCCTACCTTCAAGGTGACGGGGCTTTTTTTATGGGCAGGGGAGAATGTTTTCTTCCATTGCGGGGTGGGGGGTATCGGAAAGAGGTAACAAAGGTAACAAGACGAAATGTTGAGTTTTTAAAACAGTTATTTCATGGTGTTATGTTTCAAAATCTTGTTACCTCAAAAAGGTAACAAAAGGTAACGGATAAAGTAACAATCAATAAATACAGACAGTTATTGTTTCGCTAAAAAGTTAGAGGAGGTTACAAATAAAGGTAACATTGTTACTCTTTGTTACCTTTTTGAGGTAACAAAAAAAATGAATGTAATATGCTGTATATATTACTATAAATTTTTAAATATTGCTTTGTTACCTTTGTTACCTCTTTCCGATACCCCCCTTTGCTTGGAATTTTTTTGTACGTAACGCGTGCGCATGTACGCGCGTATGATGCGCGTGCTGTATGTGGCATTATCCTGATTTGATTATGTTTGCTGCTGTGTGGTCTGGCGCTGGGACGTTTTTCCTACGTACCATTACTGTATGGGAGCCATAAAAAAAGCCGGAGGATGTCTCCGGCTTTTTTGAGAAGGGGGCTTATTTCTCAAACACCCAGCACTTGATGGGTTTATCCAACAGCTTTGAACGGATAGTCTTATTGGCCCCTATCAACTTGTGGCGCCGGGAGTGGGGCAGCAGCTTTTTCAGCAACGGCATATCCAGAAGGGGTTGGTTGCTTTTTTGCGATGCCTCGCGGAACTGGTTCAGGTTTAGGGCTATCTGGCTTGGCTCCGGAGAGTGGTTCAGGTTGTTCAGCGTGTCGCTGGTGCGTTCCGAAGATATGTAGTCGTAAATCTCCCAGAACTGCTCCACGATGGGATGGTCAGAGGCCATACGGTTTTCTCGTGCTTTGGCCCGTTCCAGCAGATAGCTGGTCAGCCCTTCCTGCAGGCGGGGCTTCATGGTGGGAAAGAGCAATTGCAGAGCATGGCCACAGGCGGCAACCTGTGCATGGTTCTTGATGATTCGCTCATTCCTTAGCCCGCTTTGCAGGTATTCGGCCTCTATGCGGTCAAAGGCTGTCAGGTAATGCTGCAGAATGGCTTCTTGGGCTATGACAGAGTCAGAAACGCCATATGGGATCACGCATGGCCAGCGTCCAGTGGATTGCGTTACGCCCGCGGTGCCTTGGGAGCAGCGACGGGTGATAGGCGAGAATCCCGTGTCGGGCTTTGAGTAAAGCCCCCGCACCGATATAACGATGGCAGTGGGCTGCCACCATGAGGTCGCAGTGCGGCAGATGCTTAAGGTTTGGTATGACCGGAACCCCCGTGTGTTTTAGGGCAAGCATAAAGCGGTCATCAGTTTTTTCCGGTGAAGCGGCCACAATACTAAGGGCCGGTATTCTGCCTAGCGCGTGCAAAACCTCTGTGGCCAACCAGCCTTGTCCTAAGATGGCCACCTTCATGGGCGATCTCCCATGTAGCGAAAGCCCTGTACCGCCCGGAAGTGACCTCCATAACCCGATTT